AGGACTTAACAATATCTGTTTGTGGATAATAGAATTGAACAATTTCTGTGTCGTGAAGAATTCGAAAAAGTAATTTGTAAGCCTTTTCTGTTCCCTTTGCTCTGTAGAATTCTTTGATTCTTTTGAGTAGTCTCTTTTCGTCTACTGCTGATTTTGTTTTTTGGTCGTATGCAAGACGAACAGGAAAATTTTCTAAGTACTGATTTCTGAAGTGAGAAATGAAATCGCTTATACTTGTGTCGATATCAGAATAGTCTTGAAGAACAGCAGTACTATAAACAGTACCACTTTTCTGTTCCATCCATTCATAATATGCTTCCATAAATTCTGTTAATCTGGTGTGGTCTTGACGTACAAAACTGGGGAGTTGCTCTGCAATCAAAGCAGAGACAGAGACAATACTATCTGGTTTCGTCGTAAGAGCGGATAGTGTTGTTTCTGCTGTGGTATTAGTTGAATTGAGTATTAATGATAGACTCATTCATTTCTCCTCAATAGCCGCTACTTGAACTGCTAGTACCAGAACTACTACTCGAACTGCTACTACTCGAACTGCTAGTACCAGAACTACTACTTCTTGAAGTTCCCCCTGCACTTGCCTTGTCTTGAATCGATAATGAAATTGCTTGTGGGTCATTACCGTCAATGGTCAGAATTCTGCTTCTCGACGCAAACACATTTTTGTCAGCAAGTTGTACGTTGATTTTGATATTTGAATCGGCAATAAATGCAATCGGTCTAAATTCTGTCATTTCAACTAAACCTGTTTCATAGTTTACCGTACCTACTGCGTTGGTTCCAGAGTACACCATAATCTTTTCGCCATTTGTACCAACTTTCCACATTTCAATGTTTCCATATCCATCATCTTGAAGATAACCAGTGAATACGTTATTATCATCGTCTTTATATGAGAATCCAGTACTCATAACAACTCCACTCATATGACCATCGTGTGGGTGATGAATTGGATTTCCAAATTCAATCTTATAGTTTGCAGTTGCATTTAGTCTGGGAACAAATCTTCTTTGTAGTTTGATTGTGGTATCGTTACCCACCAAAGAATCACTTGCTTCGTCCATTAACTTTGTTAGTTTAGAGAAATACAAGTCTTTGTCAAACTTTTCTAGGTCGTTATCAATATAGTCTAATATTGAGGTTCGAACCAGTCCCATAATGGACTCTGCTCCAAGAACTGTTTGACTTCTGTCGTATACTAATTTACTTTCAACCAAAAGGAAAAGATAATCAGGGTCAACAATTTCAGGACGAACAGTTACTACGTTACTTTTCTTGATGATGTCATCAATAATTTCTTGTTTCTTTGTTTCGTCAATAGTAAGACCACTCAATGGCTTAATGGATAAGAAAACTTTTCCATACTCTGGTGGGTCATTGTCTTCTCCACCCCAGACGTAAACAGATTCGATGTCAGCATAATCACGAATAACAAGTGCTTCATAGTCTTTTGATGTTACCGACCTATCCTGTGCTGAATAAGTTTTTGGTGCATAGAATTTAATCGACTTAGTAGATTCTGCGTCTGCACCACCAGCGGCGGCAGACAATACCTTAACGGTTGAATCTGAAAGAGAAAATACTCTTGCTCCCTCTTTATCGGCACTACCAACACCATTTGCTTCTGTGCCTTTGGTGTTCAGGTACTGAAGAATGAGTACATTGCCATTGTCTGGTTTTTTTCCTACGATATTATCGCCAAAATATACTTCAAATTCACCTTCATCAATTTCTTGAACGTGAAACGCTTTGTCTGTTTTTGCTACGGTGTTTAGATTATCAGCGAGTGTCCAAGCATCTGCATATCCAGTGTTATCGTCTGTAGAAGTTTGAACACGAACGGTAAGAGTTGAAGTATCTGCTACCGCAGGAATGACATACTTGGAGGAAGTTCTGTCATCAAAGATGTAAGTTTGTGTTTCAATCTTTCCCTGTTTCAGTGTGACATTTGGTGCGTAAGTTGCTCCAGCAGAATCAAGTGTGTAACCCACAGATGACATTACCGAAAAATCGTAACTGGTGTCACCTTGAGTTCCTTTGATAATGTCTCCGTATTCTACACTATCTGTTAGAGAAGCACCCGCTGTATATACATCTACAGTTACTGTTGGAGCAGTCACTGAGCGTGGTGTATAGCCAAGATGTTTTGCCAGAGAAACAATCGAATCTCTTTTGATTGCACTATCTAAGAACATTTCATTCGCTACCATATTCGTATAGAATCCTTGGTAGTGAGTGTTGTATGCGAGCAAGTCCATCAGAATGTTGATGCCTGCTCCCTCAAAGTTAATGTCTTTGAATTGGTCTTGAGTAGCAAGATATGTTTTGAGATTAGACTTGATTGAATCGAAGTCTAAGTCTGAAACAGAAAGTTTAGCGTTGAATTTATCTGCCATTATCGTATCCTCTCTAGAGGTAGTTCTAATTCTATTCTTTCGTCTGGCATACCAATTACCCTAAAACGAATTGTTACATCAAGTCGATTTGCATCTTGGTTTTCTACAACTACAACCTCATCTACTCTTGCTCTTGGTTCGTGGTCTTTTAGGATGTCTTCGATTTCTTTTTGAATCTCAAAAGCAATGATAGGAGTGAAATTTTCAAAGAGTAGTTGTCTAACTTCTGACCTAATTTCTGGGTGGAACGGTTTTTCGTGAATCCCCATAAATACCAAATTTCGAACAGACCTCTTTACTGCTTCGGCATCGTATTTAAACGAAATATCTCCCGTCACTGGATGAGTGAGGAAGTCTAAGTCCAAGTCAGAATATCTTTTTTGCTTAGCCATATACTTATGTAGTCTGAGCAGCCAACTCAGCCTCGATATATCTTCGTTTTTCTCTTATCATTGGAACGATATCTTCTTCTACAACTGCATCTGCTTTCACCCAAGAACACCATTCTATGGACAGACATCCAATCACACTCATTCCATTTGCATTGCGTATGGGAACCAGTGAAAACAATATAACACTGTTGGATTCAAGATGTCTTTTGAAATGGCAGTCGGGGAGTTTTGAGGTTAATACGGGTGTACCGTCATCTGCTGTTACAAGTTCAAGCATTTCGCCAAACATTGTAAGTATTACATCTTGTCGTGTGTGTCTGGTTTCTGATACTCCACTTCTACAGGATTCGTGGGTGAGTGAAAATCTTTTCATTGAAGAACCATCAATGAACTTTCCGCCATTATGAAACTGAACAACCTGTGACCTTCCTGCATCTCCGAGTACTCTGAGTTCTGTGAGATGTTCGTGTACTTTGGTGTGAAGATTTACAAAACTATTGGAGGTTGGAAGTTCTTTCCATATAGATTTGTTGTCTTTTCTTTTGTTAAGAAATGACTTAATCATCGGATAACCAAGAAGGATACCTGCCCCAAGAGCGGCCAACACCATTCCCGCTTCAACCCAAGAGCCGAATATATCAATACCCTCTACCGTATTATCTACCATTTATAGTCCCGTATTTTTCGATTAAAGTACCCTATATGTATAAAACTAATCAAGGTCCATTAGCAAAAACATTGGGTGAGTGCGTTGCACAAGCAGAACCACAACATACTGGGTCACCCTTTCTTGCCATCGCCAATGTGTTTACAAACACGGTTGGTGAACCTGCACAAAGAACAGAAGGGTGACAAGGAATAGCACAACAGTGTGCCGCCCACGCATCAGTTAGTCTGTGTTGTGGAATTGCATTTGTGAAAACATTTGGAGAACCCTGCACCGATGGTCTTGGCGGAAAGCATCCGTGACCCGTGCAAATATCTCCTTTTCTGTGTGCTGGAGGCATACCTCTCTCCTTATTTTCCGTAAGCCTTGACAATTATTTTACCGTTTGCTCCATCTCCACCATAACCTACACCACCGTGTGGACAAACTCCAGTACAACTGGAAGCACCACCACCTCCACCACCGCCTGGTACTGTTCCATCTGCACCGTCGAGGACTGGCGCACCGTCACTAGAGGCGGCGTGACCACCATCACCACCAGCACCACCGTTTCCAGCGGCACCACCATCACCACCATTGATTGCCGCACCAGATGCAAAAGCAGTATGGGCGCCACCATTAGTACCATCGGTATTTGTGATGTTTCCGCCTGATGCATCTCCCCCCTGACTACCCGAACCAAGTTGACCGCCTCTTTTTCCAGCATTACCGTGGTCTGCCACTGGTCCTGAAATGGATGTTGTCGCTCCTCCCGATGTGCTTATAGTATTCAAAGTTGATGAAGTACCATTAGCACCATCAGAACTATTTGAACCTGCGCCTCCTGCACCGACAGTAAATGCAATCGAACCGCCTGGATATGATTGAACCCCAGTAAGTTTATGTTTGACATAGGAACCACCACCGCCTGCACCACCTCGGAAGTGATTTACCCCTCCACCTTTACCACCAGACGTAGTGTGTCCTGCTCCACCGCCACCACCACCACCCCACATCTCAATTTCAACATATTGAGTTCCTGTGGGAATGCTATAACTTTGAGTACCAGTCGATGTTATCTCGGTGGTAGAGATTAGTCTTATGTCTGCTGTTGATGCTCTTCTTGCAATACCTAACATTATGCCATTCCTGTTCCGTTTTGGAAGCAATAGTTGAAACCAAA